TGCTCCTGTTTCTCTTGCGAGTTTACAGAATACCTTTCTAGCATATACATATTTTCTTTTTCTTGATTTGATTGCTATATCAACTTCAAATTTTTCGCTTACTGCTTTTTTTAATGTATCTAATCTCATTGTTTTATTTTAGTTGAATTCTGTATGTTCTAAACACTCACTACAAAGGCTTTCGCTTAATTGACTTGGTTCTGCATTACAACAGCCTGAACCTATGTGTTCTTCTGTATGTGGGTTGTCTATTGCGTATTGTATTATTTGTTTTGGTGTTTTCATTTTGTCTATATTTTATTGTCTATTGTTTCTATTAAGTGTCTAAGGTCTGAGCGTTCCCAAGTTCCTAAGTCTAATCCGTTTATAAGGAATTTATAATAGTCTTTTCTATCAGTGTTTTTTATTTCAATGTTTATATACATATTAATCTAATTTAGTGAATTCTGCTGTTTGGTTTTTATTGTGTTCTTCTTTGTTCTGGAAGTAGTTATCAACTAGTGCGTCAATCATTACTAGTTCATCAATAGTAGCTACTTTTATTTTATGCATTAAGCTGTCTATTTTGTTTAGTACATTGGTACACATTTCAGGGTTGTTACTGTAAACATTATTAAACCCTTCTTGATATATTCCTTCCAATAGTTTTGATGTCTTATTTACTTGCAGCTTTACGTTCTGCTTAAACCCTACGCTTCCTTTTAAGTCATCGTTTGCTTCTAGTAGTAATTGGCTTATCAATACACATTTTAAATAGCTTAGGTGTCTATGTGTTATTGGGTCATCTTGTACCCCTCTAACTTGTTCTTGGTGTTCTAGTTCTTTTTGTTCCATTCTTTCGTAGTATTCTTTTTGTTCTTTTCTCATTTGTTTTTTTCTATCCATTGCTGTTGTTGCTCTCTTAGGTATTCTATTTCACGTCTTAAATAATCTGCTGCTTTTTCTAAGTCTTTTAACTCATCGTCTTTTTTACCGCTTCTGCAAATATACTTAATAATATTCCCTCTGTTGAAGTTTAGCTCATAATCTTTTATAAAGTCTATAACGTCATAGCCTTTTCCGTTTTCGTAATGTAAATAAGTTGCTCTTTTCATAATTTTATTAGTCGTTATTATAGTGTTTTAAGTAAGGTAATTCTTTTTTAGTACATCTTATTACCCAGCTTTTATCTAAAAATTTAATGTATCTAAATTGCCTTAACTCGTAATGATTAATCCTATCTTTATTTTTTGGGTCGTTAAGTAATTTATAACCTCGCTTTCCAGCTTTCTCACTTGTTTTAATAGAGTTATGAAACGTTTCCCCGTCCAACTCCCAAAAACTACTGGTATGTTCTCCATAAAATCTAAACGAACACGCCTGATAAACAATACCCAAACCTCCGCAACGTTCGTCCGCAAATGACTGTATCCATTTTATAGTCTTTAGTTTGCCTTTAATATATTTAATGCTGTAAGATATTGCTTTGCTTTCACTGTTACGCTCGGCTTTGTCATCTAACCACATTCGATTTAACTCTAAATATTGGTTCATTTCAGTACCACAAACAACACTTCCACAACTTGCTGGGTTCATAGCATATCCATACTGTAGAACACCAAGAAACTCACCTTTAATAAACACGCCTAAATTAATATAAGTTCCATTATATATTTTACCACTATAATGGTTTTTGATTATAGTTTCCTTAGCTAAATCTTTGTCAATTTCCTTTACTTGAAAATCCTTAGTTCCATAGCCTACAATATCTTTGTGTCCGAACATAGGGATTTGGTCGCTATAAATATATCCTTTCATATTATTTTCTATAAAAGTGTTTTAAATTAACTTCCATTAATGGTTTAAATTTTGATATAGAAGTTGCGGAGGGGTGTTCGAGTTTCGCTAATCTTCCGTATTCCGTAAATAAATAATCCATAGCTTTATAATCTTTAAACGCCTTTGTAAACCCTATATTAATCATTTCCCTAACGCAATAGGCTTGAACGTTACTTTTACCATAATCATTAACTAAGTTAGATATTTTATCTAATAAGTATAAAGAGAATTTTTCATCCTTTATAATAGATTGACCTTTTTTAAAGTTTTTGGATTGTGAGCCGAAAAAACTATTAACCACATTTCCAGCAGATACGTTATTTCTATTTTTAAGGTACGCATCGTAAACTTTGGCATATTGTTTATTTTCTTTTGAAAATGCTTTTAAGTAGTCTAAAGTAGTCCAAGCCTTATTTCCGTTGTTTAGGCTTATAATAGCGTTTAAATGCTCTTTACCTTTATTTGTGTCAACCCAATCAACAATATAAGCAGGTACTGTTGTTTGCTTTAAAAGTCTTGAACATACAACCCTGTGATGACCCTCTATTATATCTCCATCACTTGATATAACAATAGGCATCATCCACCCAAACTCGTTTAATTTTTGTTTAAAGTTTTCCGAATGTTTAAGTAGTACATCCCTGTTTACTTCTGCCATTTTTAAATTACTTATTGGATAATAAGCGTTAAACTGTCCTCTTTTAATTTCTGTTGTTTTCATTTTGTTTTTGTTTTAATTATTATTATTTTAATTTTGTGCAAGATATATATATTCTTTTTAATAAACAATTAATTAACTATTTATTTTTATAGTAATGCTAATATTCTTAAATCTTCTTGTATGTCTTTAATCATTGCTAAAGCGTCTTTATAGTCTTGGTTCTCCATAGCTTCAATAACTATGTCTAGGTCATATACAAATCTAATCATTTTAAAACATTGATATTTGGTTTTGTGATACTTCTTTATATGCATCAGAATTAAATTTAATTATATCTATATTTTCGTAATTATGTTTTTTAATATATTTATAAGATTTTGAAATTCTACTATTTTCGTTTATTACTCCTATATTTTCATCTCTTGTACTCATCATACCTTTTTTTAATTCTCCTTTTGTTTCTCCACAATTTAACCAACTTTGTGATTTTTCAAAAAAACTCCATAAAGCAGGGTTTGATGTTTTTATATACATTGTCTTATTGTCTATTTTGTAAAGTTTTGATATATAATCACATATTTTTCCACCAATACCTAAACCTTGAAAATCAGGCAATACAACAACTCTTGAAATTCTAAAAGCATTTTGTATTACTCCGCTTGGAAAACATATTACACCAATAAAAGCAACAGGTTTATCATTCCACATAAATAAAAAACATTTAGCTGAATTATTTAAATCTTGTGTTAAATAATGATGGTGCTTGAATATATTCCAAGTTTCATATCTACATCGAAATACCTGTAATTTAATTCTTGGTCGTTGCCTTCGGCTAGACGCTATCTCAAGACGCCCTTTTTGTGGTGAATAAATCCAATCTGGTTGCAACCAATCCATAATATCAAAATGACAAGAAGCAAGAACTATTTTTTTATTGGTTCTTCTTATGTATTTTTGTAGTGCGTTACTCATTGCTTTAGCTACATCTCTATCTACAACGCTTGTATATTCGTCAATTAGTATAACTTCGTTTTCTTTTGCTTTGCCAACCATATAAGCCAATGAAGCTCTGTATTGTTCTCCATTTGATAATGTATGAAACGGTCTTAACCAAGTTGGTACACTACTTAAACCCATTGATGATAATAAAAACGTCGCATCTTTTGGTTCTAGCCAATCAAAATTAGATATTAATGATTTGTTAAAATCAAAACTATATGTATTCATTTCTTTTTTAAAAAAGTTTTTTAATATAGTAGTTTTTCCTGTACCGCTACCACCATAAACTACTCCTATATTCCAATCACTATGTAAATGTTCTAAATTAGCCTCTATTGTTACATTGCTTTCTTCTTTGTTTTGAATGTCAAACGCTTCATATACATACTCGGTATATTTATCATTTACAATATTGTGTTTTAAATTTATTTTCATTTTGTTCTAAGTTTTAATAAGTGATAGCACTCTGAATATTTTTGTCTTGCTTTGCCTTTGTATTCTTGTTTGAATAGTTCGTACATTTTTTTTGTGTATTGATATTT